TCGCCGCATTCGCCCACCCTACTTTATTGTTTATTGTATCGCCAGCACGGCCAGCCCAATTCAACACGCTGTCATTATTCGCTTTCCATTTCGTTTTTGTAACCGTGTCACCGTCAGCGATTGTCCATAAATACGTGAAACCCGTCATTGAGAAAACGGAACATGACGCGCACAAAACAACCAGCACAAAAAGTATCTTTCTCATGTAAACAAGTTCCTTTCGAGAATAACGTATAATTGCAGAACATTCAGAGCGAAATTATCATCAAGCGCCGTCTGGCTTAATTCAACGAAAACGGAATTTCCCTTAATGTCGGGAGAAAACTTCTGCTTTCCCTGCTGTGGATTGTCTGCGGTTAGGATAAATGGCAATATTAACTGCGGGTTTGTATCCGTCACAATATCCGGCGCTGATCCGCCCGTTTTCTTAATGTCAATTCCTTCAAAGTAATTGTCCTGGTCGGTAATCCAGATTTTCCCGGCAATATCGGCCATGAGGCGGCATAAATAGTACATTGTAAATATGATGTTTTGCCCTGCCAGTTCGTCGATTTCCGTCCGTGTTTTCAGCAGCATGGCTTTTGCGATCAAATCGGACAGATACACACCGGCGCTGTTTAAAACATATTTATCGCCCTTGCCGTATTCCGAAGCGATCACCCCGGCGCTTGCGCTTGATTGCCCGAAGTAAATTTTCCCCTCATTCGTTACAATCGCGTGCGAGAACCCCGGCGACCATATTTCCCACGGTGCGCTGAATTGCGTCGGGCTTGCCTGCTGAAATTGGTTTGTAATTATCGTGAGCCGGTCCATGTTCAACACGATTTGCCGGTTGTGACAGGTCGTTCCTATCGTGTTATCCTGATAGGAAAGCCGGTATTCCGTTCGCTTGCCGGGTCTGCGGTAGATTACCGCACGCGGCGGAAAGTTCGCGGCGGTCAGCGCGATTGTGTCCATTATCGGCTTAATGCGCTGCGAAAGATCAACAGAAAAGTTTGTTCCATCGAACGAGCGCCATCCGTCATTTGTCAGACCAAAAAGCTTCCCGTTGTGCTCAACAATCGTTCCTACATTCACAAGCGGGAAGTATAAAATCGGCGTTTGTGCGCCTTGCGTCACCGGCAACGGTTTTGCGCTCAAGTCGCCATTCTCGAAAACGTAGAAACCGCCGACCGTGTTGACGTAGAGGTTGCTTCCGACTGTGTGGCAGCTCACAATATTATACGGGATTGTCGGTATGTGAAATTCTGTCGACCACTTTTCAAGGTCGTAGACGTTTTGGGCTTGAAGCGTATATTTTAAGTCGTTGTCGTTAGCTTTCCATCCGAGCAAGCGACCGTTGAAAGCGTAAATTCCGGCCAACGCCGAAGGAAGTTGATTCCCGGCAGCGAGTTCGTACATTAGCAACGCCACGTTTTTCTGTGTCTCGTTTATCACGTCGATGTTGCCGGTTGTATTCGCCGCATCCCAATAGTAATACAGCGTAGACCCGCCCGCCGCCGTCATCCAGATAACAATGTCCGTGACCTGCGTATCAGTGCTCGCCGTAACCGCAAAGCGCATCGCGTGATTTCCGTCAACCGTCACCGGCGAGGATGTGATATGGAAAGGGGCGGAATACAATACAATCGTGCCGCTAATCTTTCGCGCATAGCAGCCATACGCATCGTACGCCCCGGCCGGGAGCGTGCCCGCAACTGCCGTGCCAGAGGCCGTCCATCCAGTAGGAGCAACAATGCCGATACGCTTAACGCTCAAATCGGATTCCACTTTGAAAGCGTCTGTGCCGTTCACGATCCATAGCTTGCCCCATGTCACCACTCCCCGGCATTCGTTGTCGTTTGAAAGCGTGCCAATTTGCGTACGAGTCCCGGCATTCAAATCGACAGACCACAGTTTCAATTCTGCGGCAACGATGTATGATTCCGTACCGTCGCTTTTCAGCATCGACCAGAATCCCCGGATAGGTCCAGCAAACAACGCCGCAACGGATATGCCGACCATGCCAGGCGCACGGGTGCAGCCGCGTTTCTCGAAAATAAGGTTCAGAGCGTCCGCCACTTGGTTTTCATCCAGTGAGTGCGGCGGAAACGCATTGACCACCCCGCCCGTCATGTCGGAGAAGTCAATAACCTTGTTCTGCCTGCCGATTTGGAGCGCCATTGATTAATATCCGTGAAAACCGGCTTGCTGTGCCGGCGTAAAGGGCGAATATCCGCTTCTGTTCTGTTGCCCGTTCATTTTGTAGCCGTTAAGATGAACCGGCTGCCCGAATTTATTATGCGGCGAAAGGTCTGCTTTCTGGTTGTTGTATTGGATCATTCCTTCGTAAATGCCAAGCTCTTCCTTGAATGCATTCAGCACGGCGTTGATGTTGTCGCCGGTCAGCCCTTTTTCGTCAACGAATATTTTCTGGGCGCACCGCAAGAGAAGGTTAGGAGGGAAGAAGGAATATTCAACACCGCTGCCGGTGAAATCCGCAAGAATGCGGATGTACTTCATTTTCGGAGTGGTGAGCAGCGGGGAAACCGTGGGAAAGGTTATTGTCCAGAAGCCGCCCGTAGCCGGGTCATACGTATACTCCTTCGTGTACCGAAAAGCCACATCGTTGTCATTTTCATAAAACCATATCTGCGGCTTTCCGATTACGAGATTGTCAACATAGACTTCAAGAATGCTTTTCACATCATCGGGAAGTACCGCGCTTCTTCCGGCAAGCGTAAGCGTGACTGTGGTCACAAGCGGATCCCACTGCCGGTACGCCTGCAACCACATATTAGCCCGGTTCAGAAGGTCAAGGTCAAGATTTGCCACATTGCTGCCGGTCGCGCCGTAAATCAACCAGCTTTTCAACCGATTCCTTATTATGCTGATAGGCTCATTGAGTAAACCCATTCCTTGACCTTCTTTTCGTTAAACCGTGATACCCGCTTCTGCCAGCTTCGCTCGAAGTGCCGCGTTTTCATCCTTGACGGCCGTAACTTCGTTTGCAAGCGCGAGTTTTTCTTTTTCAAACCCGAACGCTTCAGGGTTATGCTGCGCTTTGTACTGATCTTCCGTCATTACCCCGTTGATCGGGTTTTTCATCGCCCGAACCATGGCCGCAAGCAGCTCATCCCTGTTTTCGTCGTCCGGCGTCACGACAAAGCGCCCCAGGTGAATGATCGCACTTGTCTTTCCGCTTTTCGGGTCCTTCACGGGCACGCGGTCGAATTTGTAATCTTTGTACGCCTTGTGCTTTCCGCCGTCCGCGTCAACAGTGACCAGATGTTTTTTCTTTCCCTTTTCGTCGGTGATGATGTTGCCAAATTCATCCCGCTCAAATTCCGGTAATGAAAACGTGTACTGACCCCGGTCACAGTAAAAAATCACGTTGCCTTTTTCCATTTCCGCCGCCTTTGTTTCGGCCTTGTCTTTCTTTCCCATGTTTTTCCCCTTTGAGGTTGATTGCGGGCGACCGTAGCCGCCCGCTGTTATTTGGTGTAAACTGATACCTTAAAAAATCCCCTTCACAAACGGTCTGCGCCGTACGAGTTCAAAGCGCCATACTTTCGTGACGATTGTCGCTGTCGGTTTCCACATTTTCAGCGACATATACCCGGCATAGTACACGCCCGTTCCCGGCAGATTAATTGCCTGAAACTGCTTTGCGCTTGCCGTGCCCTGCGCCGAGTCAAGGGCGCTGTCTGCCTGCGCGTAAACACCGCTGAAATCGTACATTGTCGACTTGTAGTGGATCGTGTCCAGCAGCCCCGCCGAATCGTACACCTGAGCGATGTACTGATAGCCGGGCTGAATCGGGAACTTGTTCAACAGCCAGATCGTGTCTTTTCCAACAAGCGAGTCACGGCCGTATTTCCCGGAGGCGTTAAGCCCCTGGTCGTTTGCAGTCGTGTAGATGTTGTTGGACTTTATCACGTCGTAGTCGTTGTTGTTGTACAGCGTGGGTGCCGTGGGAAGCGCGGCCATTACCACCGATACCGCGAACAGTACCAGAGTGAAAACTGAGAGAATCTTTTTCATACGAAAACCTTTCTTGAATGTTGAATGAGCGGACTGACTAGCCCCTTTGGTTATTGATTACTGATTCCATCCGGTGATGAGACGCACGTTGTACCCGCCCGACCAGCATTGCAGGCCGGTCACGCCCTGGATTGCCCTTGTCGTTCCCCATGTCGCCGGCAACTGCAAGTTATCTTTGGGCTGAACGTCCATTCCGGTTTTGAACCTGTACGTCAAGTCAGTCGGGTCGAAAATCACGGCACAATTTGCCAGGTTGCCGTGGTCGAACAGGTCATGCAGCATCGGCTTGATCGTGTACGGACCGCAGAAAAACTTTTCCGTCTGCACTCCGAAAGTGTCCTGTTTGCCGCTTTCCCACTGGATGAGCTTCTGGTTTGCCCATGCCTGCATTCTGCCGTAAATCTTGCGACCCATCGGCATGACAAGCAGCCTGTCCGGGCTTTGCGTGTTCGGTAGCCCCTCGAAAACGGTCGTGCACCATTTGTCGAAGCTCATGGCCCCACCCGCATCGATTGGCGACGTCGCATAATTCAGTATGCCGCGCGTGGTGTACAGAGCATACGCCGTTGCGGAAATGGTCACGGTCGTGGTTTCGCTTGCCGCTCTCTGGCCGAGGAAAAACGCGTTTTCCAGATTGCGCAGCGCAAACGTGCTGTTGTCGGTCATGTACCGCTTGAGCAGGTCCCCGCCGTAATGCGGAGAATTGAGCGCGGTGTCCGCAATCGTGATCGGGTAACGGAACGGGAAAACATAGTTGTAGTTGTTGTCCGGTTCTTTGGTCAGCGGTGTAATGTCGCTCGTTCCCTCTTCCATGGTCCTGCAACTCATGGCGATTGTGTCGCCCGTTAGACACGTCCACGTTGACACGGCGGTCAACACAAGACCAGTCGTGCTGGAAAGCGCGTTCACAATAGCGACCTCAAGCGTGCGAAGGTTCGTCACGATGTCGCGGGGCCGGAAAGCCGTATTGTCCGCAATGGTCGCCGTGCCGGTTTCCGCGCCTGCTATCGCTGCCGTTCCGTCCGCCGTCGCCAGTGCGTACAAATCAATCGGGGTGTAGGTGAACCACTCGAATTTCATGGTATCGGTGGAGTTTTTGGAAATGAGTCCTTCGCCGGTCGTCTGCGTTCCCATCTTGTCGACGTTCGATGTCTTGACAATCGCCATAAGAGGGGTTACGACAGGATTAAGCCTGCGAATCTGGTCCGATACGGTACGCTTTAGCGTTCCAGTAGCGGTTACTGCCGGAGTCGTTACAATTGTCTGTGAAACTGTCATAAATCAGCCTTTCTTGCTATTCCCTAAAGGTGCTGCTTCGGCACGCTGAAAAATGCGTCGAGTTCGGGACTTGCCGAATCTCCCGCATTTGCAGCGCCAGCCGGAGCCGCGCCACCGGGTTTGGATTTGAATTTCTGTTTTGTTGCCTGTTCAGTCTCGTACTGCGCCCGCACCGCGTCCCGGTATTTAGGATAATTCTGTGCCTGGAAACGGTCGAACGCTGCCCGCGCCACGTAGCGCACGTTTACCGGATTGCTTGCATATCGCGCCCACCAGGAATTCATCGCGGCATTTTTTTCTTCAACCGTCGTGAATGTCTTGCCTGAATATGCACACGCATTTTCAAACAAACTTTCAACGTGGTCTGCGCCATATCCGCGAATGAATTTCTTTCCGTCATGCCAACCGAAAATCAGGTTGTCAAGACGGTCCTTTCTGGTCGCTTCCGGCAAGTCCGGGAAAAGCTCGCCCGCAACGCCGGTATATGATTCCACTGCTTTTTTCTCAATGTCCACAGCATCGCGCTTTGACATTTCACCTTTCAGAATTCCATCTTGCAGTTCTTCCTGTTTGGCAGAAAGAATTTCCTTAATCTGGTTTTCTTTGGCAATGTACTGCTCGTTGATAATGTCGAACTCTTCACGCGGCATCTGTTGCCCTGCTGCGGTGTACATTGCGAGCCGCTTTTCGTAAATCGTTTTGATCGGTGTCAAAAGTGACTGCGTAAGCGATCCCTGCAACGTCTCAAGCTCCTTTTTCATCGCCGTTTTCGGGTCAGGCGGAGTTTCGGGGGCCTTTGCGGGCGGTTTGTCGCCCGGCTTCACCGCAAGCTGGGACTGAAAAGCGAATTTTGAAAACCGCTCTCCCTGCTTGCCTATCGCGTCGAAATCGAGATTACCAGCCTTGTGAAACATGCTGTCAAAGTTCGTGGGCCTTGCCGCCGCTGCCGCGGGTGCGCCCGGTTTCCCTTTTTGGGTTTGCGTTGGTATTGCTTTGGCCGCAGGTGCAGCCGCGCCAGATCGTTCTTTGAACGCCGCAAGCTCCGCTTCTGTGGTGATCTTGTTGCCATTCTCATCACACAAGGGCGCGCCGGAATTCGTGTCGATGAATGACCCTACGCCATCATCGAAGAAGTCCCCGGTCATTTGCTCCTGTAAACCAGCTCCACCGTCATCAGTCGCGGCAATGCCGCCATCTGTGCCGTCCGCTACGGCAATTGTTTCGTCAGCCATTGTTTTCCCCTTTGGGGTTTATGTTGAAATGATTCATATTTGTTAAACCTTCCCGGACTGAAATAAAAAAGGGCGCGCAAAAGTGATGTTGTGGCACCACAATGCCCGCCCTGAAAAATCTTGTGAGATTCCGGCCCGCTAAAGCCTTTATCTCAGCCCGGAAATGTTAAAGAACGGTTAAGGCTTCACTACTAAATTGTCAAATGTCAACGACTTGTCAACGTGTATCTGCTCATATTGCCGCAACTCCATCAATCGCTCGTGCGCGTACATTTTATCCACCGTCTTTTGTAAATACACTATCTTTGCATCAAGAACGGCAATGTTGTCGCATAAGAGTAATTCTTTTTCCTGCGCCTTTCGTGTTGAGGCGCACCCGAAAAGGAGAATGACGAATATGAGCGCGAGCGTTTTCATCACATTGCCGGTTTCTTCGGCGGCTTCATAAAGTCGCCCATGGAGATTTCTTTTGATTTCGGCGCTGCCGGTTTCGCAACCGCTGGCAACTTCGCGCCCTTTGGTGTTGCTGCTTCAAACTTTGCCGCTACTGCGGGCTTCTTGGCGTGCAGGAACGCCCTCTGTTTTTGGCTTTTCATCGGCATAGGTCACATCCTTGCCTTCGGGCGCTTGCTAAGAAAGTCCTGGAACGCGCCCGGTGCCGGTTCTGCCGCAGCCCCGCCCTGCCCTGCCGTAGCCTGGTCGCCCTGGTCCGGCGTGGCAGGCGGCATCTCCCCGCCCTCTTCTTCCGGCGTTTCGCCCGCTTCTTCGGCCGGCGCGCCTTCGGCCCCGCTCGGCGGCAATCCCGCCGCTTCCGCGACCTGCTCCACCTGATCCGACAGGCCCGCGATTGTAGCCTGTAACTGCTGCACCGCAGTCTTGAGGTCAGGTGCCTGCCCAGCATTGCCCTGATCCACAACTCCGCCCTGTTCGCCCGCCGCTCCGGTTGTATCTGGCATGTCGTTCATTTCTGGCCGTCCTTTCGTTTTCTCATTTCAAGGTAATGGTTTTTGATAAATTTCCGTGAAACTATTGTAAATTTCGGAGTCTTAACAACCTTGATAAGATCGTACCCGCGAAACATTCCGAAATTGCACTCCATTTCAATCTTTTTCAAGGTGTCGTTTTCATAGATTTCAATGCCGCCGCAATTCTTATGTTCCTGCATGTCGTTGATTTCTTCCAAAAGCTCCGGGCATTGCAGCTTTTCCGTAGCGACCTTGCGCACCGGGTCGTTGATGTCGGCCGGGAGCCCGTCGCCGTGCGGGTAGTCGTGGAAATTATACTTGCCCATTGGCTTTGGCTTTCTTGCGAGCGTCAACAGCCGCCCGGTTTATGTCGCTTTTGATCTGACTGACTACCCGCAGGCCGCCCCGGTAAATATCCTCACCCTTGCCGTCACGGAACAGGGCCAGCATTTCGTTTTCCATCGCCATGAGGTAAAACGCGAATGTTTTGTCATAGTACATATCCGCGAGCCGGGAATTGATCTGCTCCTTTGTCGGCACCGCAACCGTGACGTAATTGACAGCGCATTCGCGCAAAGCGATTTCACGCTGTTGCGTTGCGATAAGCGCAAGCATGGCGCGGCGGGAAGAGAAGAAGGAAAAGAAGCGTGCGAAAAAGCGTCTCATTTATTGCGCTCCCATGGGTACGGGTTGTGGCGCGGGCAACGCTGGCCGTGCGCCGGGTATTTGCGGGACTGCGGGCAACAGATCGCCCGGCCCCACCTTGATTCCGATTTGCTGCAAAAGTTGAATCTGTGCCGCAGGCGGCAAATCCTTGTAGCCAATGCTCACCGTGGGCTTATCCGGTGGCGGCGGAGGAGCCTGCGGAGGCGGCTGCGCGTTCATGTACGTTGTCAAGTCAGCGTTGTTTCCCACGCACGCCCGCAGCCAGTCCTTGATAAACTCCGCAATATTCAATTGCTGGAATTCCTTGCGCCCGGTGCCCAGCCAGTTCAACGCCTGGTTGATGTAGTTGCCTTTGTTAGTTCGTTCTTGCTGGTCGTTGACCATCACCGACGACTCGGCGCGGAAAACGTATTCGCCGATGATTTCCTTTTTCTCGATTTCAACCTGGCTCTGGTTTTCAGATTTCCGCAGTTGTAGTTTGTCGCCAAAGTTCTGAATCATCATAATGCAATTCACTTCGGCGACACGCTCAAGCAGGTTCGCAACATTGCCCATGGTAAAATCAAGAAGCGTCTGGCCGATACCGGCGACCATTTGCGCAGCGCCAAGCGTCTGGTTATTCATCCCGCCCTGGTTGTATTTGTTTTGCAAATTCACAACGGCGGAATTCTCTTGGATCATCTGGTTGATTTCACGGTTCAACCAGTCCAAATCCTGCCGGGCCGGGTTTTGGAATTGCACGGGATACATCATGTTTTTCGGGTCTTCGCCGTCCGTGCCGTTGTAAAACACAATGCCGCTGTTTGCGTGCCGGTTGTTAATGTCCGCAACGTCTATCGGGCCACCGCGCCGAACAAGAATCATTCGGTCGTTCTGTTTCATCACCGACTCTATTTCGGTATTGATGAGCCAGTTTTTCAGATTTTGGAACGGTATTTTCAGATCAACGCTGGAATTCCCCCACCATGTATCCGGGCGAGGAATGTACACGCCAGTCTGCAACGGCACATATCCCTGGTCAAGATCAACTTCGTGGCACCGAATCAGTTTCCCACCCAAGGTTTCGCAGTAGTACGTGCATTCGTCACTTTCGTTGCCCTCGAAATTCAGGCGCGTATACTGCCGGATAGGGTTGATTGATGCGCGTGAGTAATCCTTCTTGGCTTCTGCGTCCATGCCGCCGTACCAGAATTCATCTTTCTGGCCGCGTTTGCAAGCGTCGATTACTTCCTTGAGTTTTTCCTGAAAATAAAGCGGGCTATCCTGCAACTGCATCAATTCCGAAAAAAGCCACTGATCAATGAAACCTTCATACGTCTTGCGCGAGAAGTACGACGCATCTGGGTTGCAGAAATAGTTAAGCGGATGCACGGACTCGTTGATAATTGCCTTGCGGCCCTGCGCATCAACGCGCTTGTACGGTGATGTCGCTGTCTGGTTTGGGTCAGCCTGCGTCTGTAATCCGGTGCCCCTGTACGTGTCATCAAAGCGCGAGAAAATTACCGCCGTGCCATACCTGGCTATATTGTCAAACGCTTTTGTCAGGCAGTATTCCCGATAGCGCGTCGCTGTGTAATTGGCGTTGAGAATGATCTTGATGTTTTCAGCGTTCGCCGCAGGCGTGCCGCCGATGGATGTCATTTTGATTATCGGGTCTTGGCTGAAATACTTTGCGAGGAAGGCGCTTGTCTCGTAATAGTCTTTCCGCACGACAGGCGGAGCAATCTCGGAAATAAACGCTTCATTTTCCTTGAAGTTGAGGTCTATCGCGTCGTCAATCAAGCGGCAACGGTTTTTCAAGCCCTCGTATACGGGAGATTTATGGTAGGTGTCATACTGATCATTGCACTTTTTTTCGATAAGCGAAAGATGTTCAACAATCTGTTCAGGAGTCAATGGCATTATATTGCTACCTCGGAGTTAATCTGTTCGATGATTTCCTTGTACCCGTCAATTGACCGTTTGCGCTCCTTCTGGTCCGCCATAAGGTACATCCATTGCAGCGCGTCCAGCGTGTATACGCACATGCTCAAATCTTCCAGCGGCGCGTCGTTCGGGACCATTGCCGCGACTTCGGCCAGCTTTGCCAGCACAACCGCGTCATCATGATCGATCTGATTCACCGCAAACAGGCGCGGGCCAACCTTTTCAGGAAGCCGGAAGTCCTTGAGCGTCGGGAACACGTTGCGGCATTGCATATAATTCACAATTACATCCCGTGCGTGTTGACGTATAAACGCGCCTGCAATATCATCCTGACAAGGTGCGCTGCCCCTGCTTGCCTATTCCCATTCGGCGCGATACCCTTGACCCAATACCGGCACAATGGCGCGTAGACCGGCGTAACCGGAGCGGTCGAGACAATGTAACCAGTGACATACGAGCTGTCCATATAGCGCCCCGTCCAGTTCTCCTGCCCTGTGGTCGGATCCGTCGTAGTGTACTTCACCTTTGACAACCAATGACCCGCCGTGTCGCCCGGCTGCGTGCTGATCGTGTCCAGCACAACGAGCGTGCGCCATGTCGTGTCACAGTTTCCGCTTTTGTTTTTCACAATCACGCCGCGCTGGTATCCGTAAACCATTTTAATGCTGTCCGTGACCCTGCCGCCGCCGTTGGTATCCGCGACCATGCACACCATGATTTTGTTTTCCGCGTTGCCCAGCCATACCGGGTTACTGTACCGCAGGGAATCTGCCTTAAACTTGGTGATATCGCGGCAGAAACCATACGCGCTTGTGTCGCTGTACCCGGTATAATTGCCAAGCTGCGCATGGGCGATAACGACAAACGAGATCAAGGCCCAGAACGCCGCGCCGATAAACAGGTTTTTCAATACTTCACTTCTCATCTTGCTTTCCTTTCGTTGCGTTTTCAGCCAGTTTACTATGTCGAATGACCGTTTCGAGATCATATTTTTTATCAGCCGATGCACGTGCAATGGTCAACTCGGGCGGCGTGTATCCTGCTATCCTTGCCGCCTTTTCTAATCGCTCCCGGTACTGCGTATTGTTCCGCACAAGGCCAATACGCTTCTGCTGTAAATCCGTGGAAATAAAAGTCCCATTCGGCAGCGCGTATGCGTTGAGTTGCCCTTTGTGCCAGATTTGCCCTTGGTCGCTCATGCCTTTAGCGCCGCAATTGTGGTTTTCTGCTGCGTCTCGACCGTTGCTAATGCCGTGTTGATTGCGTCAACAGTAATCGTCGATATGGTGATTGTCACCGGGTCACTCAGCCCGGATAGCTTTGAATTGATTGTCGTTATTGCCGAGCCGTTTGCGATGGCCTGCGCCGCTGTCGTGTTGATCTGGTCGGCAATTTCCTTGATTTTTGCGACTAACTCAATCAACTGCGCGTCCGGTCCCGCGCTTATGTCACGCATTTGCAGTGTTCCAATTGTCATATATTTACCCTGCCTTTCGTTGCGAGAAGAAAAGAGGCGCAAGCTGTTTTTTCATCGGCGTTATGCGCTCGTTCTGCGTCCGCGCCTGATAAGCCTGCTTTGATTTCTGCGCGGACAGCCGCGTCATTATTCCCATGGCCGCGTACCTGAATTCGTCCGTTTCGTCGTCACCATCGATCTTTGCGTAAACTTCGGGATTGGTTTTGTCCTTTACTTGGGATTTGATCGAGGTCACAAACGGATCATTCAATCCCTTGAAATACCGCAGGATAGGCACGCCGTTTCCCTTGTCAAACATGGCGATCATTGCGTGGCATCCGTCAACCTTGCGCTTGTTCGCCGGAATGAATTTGACGTTTTTGCCGGTCGGCCGTGTGCTGAATACGCCGCGATACACGTCAAGGTCGCTGATGTAAATACGCTCGTTCACGGCATGCTTTTCATCCATGGCATAATCATAAAATATTTCAGCCGGGTAAACGTGCCGGGAATAGAAACAGCCCTCTATTGCATCACAGATTGCCTCTGCGTGGCTCTGCGTTGTGCCGCCGTTGTTGCTGTATGTGAATATGCGATGGACATACCCGTCATTATCCAGATAGTGCAGGCCAAACGATGTATTGTGCGCTATGCCATGGTCGAGGGATCCGATCAGGTGCGCGTTGCCTTCATGATCCGCAAGCGTGAACGGGATTTCCGCGTTGTGCGGCCCGAATGTGCTGAAAAAAAGCCCGAGTGTGAGCGGTTCGCCCAGCCATACATTTTTGTACAGTTCCAGGTTTTCCTCTCTCATCCGTTCGGCCTGCTCGATAATCACCGGGCTTATCATCCATGCGGGCGCATCCGTGTAGTTGACTTTCTCACATATCATGTTCGTGGGTGGATTCTTGACTGTGAATTGATAAACGAAATCGGTTTCCATCCGCGTGTTGTACGCAATCCATATCTCGCTTCCAGGCAAGCGGATTGTAGGGTCAAGGTCAACGAAGGATTTTTCCGTCAGGCTTTCAGCCTCGCCAATCACGCAAACATTAATTCCTTCCGTCGATTTAACGTCTTTTGAAACCTGGTCATTCAGGCCGCGAAACATGAAAGAAGAATCGTTGATATTGCAAGTGATTTTGTTTTCCGTAACGCGGAAATAATCATGATATCCCAAGCGGTCAATTGTGTCGCTGAGCAATTGGTGCGCAGACTCCGCAAGAGTCAATTGCACTTCACGGGTGAATAGAAAGCGGGTAGGTATCCTGACTGCCCGCTCAACCGCCGCACCGGCAAACGACCAATCCTTGTAGCCGTTGCGCCCGCCGTATAGCACACGATAGCGCCATGGTCTTGACTGATCGAATATAACGCGGGCGTGCTTTTCACTGGGAAGTTCGAGGGAAACAAATTTTCCATCAACAAGTGGCATTAATCATTGTCCCGTGAAGAAGGATCAAGGCTTTCTCCTGTTGCAATTGTTACCGTCAAATGAGAGGGAGGAGGGGTAAGCCCGCTGTGTTCCACTTCTGATTTGTCGCTCCATCCGTGATTCTTGAGGCGGAAGATTGCGCCTGCTGCTTGTACGTTTTCGCCACATCGTTTTTCCATTGCATTTTCCACTCTCATTAATGCACGTTTTACAATGTCACCTAATTCAGGTTTATCAATATAATCGTACAATGACTTGCGAGACGAGAAACCAAGCTCAAGGGCGAGTCCGCAAACTGTGGGATTTGTTTTATTTTCGTCGGCATCAAAATAGCGATCAATAACTGCCTGTAGTTTATCGGGATTGTCCCAGGTAGGAAGATTCCCCACGGTTATCCACCTCTTACGAACAGGTTATACACAAGTTATCAACAATCTTTATGTATAAAGTTAATCATGGGAACATGGAAAAGTCAAGTATTTTGTGAAATTAAGTGGATTTAAATTAAAATAGTTGGCAGGATTATTGCTTAATCACTTTCCTCGGCCTTCCCCTTGCCTGCCGCGGATCGCAAGCATCGGCGGGGACCAGCCATCGGCCCGCGATGGATACGGCACCTGGAACACGGCCAGACTTACCCATGCCCGGCGCTATCAGTCTGTAGACCATGCGGATCGAGCATGGATTGCCCTTTTTGCTCCAAATTTGAGCTATTTCGGCCACGGAAACCGGGTTTTGGGGGATTATTGGTATATCCATATCTTAAATATACGTGATTTGTACTATTTGTGCAATGTTTTTCAATCGCATCTTACAAATGAGAAAAATATTTATTTCGTTATTTCTTGTAGTATCGCTTAAAATCATAGACTTACAACGCAAAAGAAATAATTTTGTTTTCTTGTTTTAATTGTACAATTTTGGTATATTTATAGTGTAGACAAAAACAGCACACCATAAACCAGGAGGCGGAAAATGAAAACAATGTACAAATATCCAGAGAGTTTCGGTGACTGCGGCGAATACCTGAGCGAATCCGATTTTGACAACATGGCCGAATGGCCCGCAATGCGTGACTGGTATAATGAGGCTGTTTCCAATGACGGATTTACCGGCACATACGAGGAATACATCCAGGACCAACAGGATCGTTGTGAACAGGTGGAAATATAAAAAATCACTGATTGCCTGACGAGTCCGGCTATCACATTTAACCCTATGAGGCTCAAAAATGAAATTGTCTCTTAAATTTTTACAGGAAAAATCAGCGTGCTATGACGGTTTGAAATGGTACACCGAAAATGGAAAAATCAACACGGTAGAAAAATGCGTCACTGCGTTGATTGCCGATACCGATTGCTCGGAACATCTCAATTATGCCAATTGGCTATTATCTAACACTCTATCGCCTGATAATAAAATTAGGTACGCCATTTTTGCAGCCGAACAGGTTTTGGAACTTTTTGAAAACGCTACGCCAGGAGATTTGCGACCGAGAAAAGCGATTGAGGCGGCAAAGGAATACCTAAAGACAAAAACTGCCGCCGCAGGGGATGCCGCAGGGGCCGCAGGGGATGCCGCAAGGGCCGCATGGGCCGCAGGGTATGTCGCAGGGGCCGCAATGGATGCCGCAAGGGCCGCATGGGCCGCATGGGCCGCAGGGTATGTCGCAGGGGCCGCAGGGGATGCCGCAAGGGCCGCATGGGCCGCCGCATGGGCCGCCGCAGGGGCCGCATTGGCCGCAGGGGATGCCGCATGGGCCGCCGCAAGGGCCGCATTGGCCGCAGGGGATGCCGCAAGGGCCGCAGGGGATGCCGCATATAACCAAATGCTAGAAAAAATAATCAACTACGGGCTATCAATTTTGGAGGCCTCATGACATCCGCTGTCTGCTTTGCCGTTGCCA